GCGAACCGCGGGTATTGACGTAGTTCACCTGCGTCAGTGCCTGAAGCGCGTTGTAGGTGTTGCGCTCCAGCGTCTCCGACATCTGGAGAGCCATCAGCTCGTTCGCCTTGTCGACGAGCGGGTGCTTGATGGTCATTTCGGCAACGTCGGTGATCTTCACCAGGTCGCCCCACTGCTGACAGGTGGCGCTCACCTGTGCCAGCGTCAGGCTCTCACCCTGCGTCGGCGGGACGCCTTCGCTGATTGCCTGGAACGGCAACGGCAGACGATTGAAGCGCGTCGCGGTGTAGGTGACGCCGCGGCCCTTATCGAGCGTCAGCGGGTCGCCGAAGCGGTACGCGCAGAGGCGTCGCCGGGCCAAAGGCAGAACCTTGTCGGCGATATAGTTTTCAATGTCCGAAGTGAATTGCGAGTAAGTGTTTGTCCCGGCCATGACGGTCCCTTTCCCTTGCGGGCGGGACCAATGACCCCGCCGCTAAAACGTGAAGTTTTCCAACCTCTTGTCTCGTGCGGCTTTGTCGTCGTTCACCCGTCCCCGTGCTGGAGCGTCTGAAGCTCCCCCCGTGGGCCGTGCGCGTTCTCGATCGAGGTTCGCCGCGGCTCTTTTCTCCGCGCGAGCCCTTGCTTTGGGTGCCTTCTCAAGAACCTGTTGGCCGATGAGGTAGGCGGCGAGGGTGTGGCGCGGAACGTCAGTTCCAGCGGCTCGCAGTTTCCTCAGTTCGGCCTCCACCTGGTCCTTCACCTTTGCGAGCGCCGGGTTAGTGGCGCAGGCTGCGGCGAATTCGGAGCGATCGGTGCTGTCAGCGATTTGGTGCCGAAGCGTCGCAATCTCTCGTGTGGTCCGTTCCTCGGACTGGCGAGCTTGGTAGGCAGCGCGTTCTTCAGGGTCCATGTTCGCTAGGCGCTCACGTTCCCGCCGTTCTGCCTCTGCTCGGGAGTTGCCGTTGAGCATCTCGTTGAGTCGCCGTTCGGCGGCTTCAGCTCGTTGCGCGGCTTCTTGCGCTATGCGCTCGAATTCCCGAGACCTCCGGTCCAGCTCCTCGATGCGCGCTTGCGCTCTTGAGGGCCTTCGAGGCGGTTCTTCGTCTCCATCCTGATCGTCGGCCTGCTGGCCTTGATCGTCTCCGTCGTCCTGGTCCGCTTGGGACTGATCGTCGTCCTGATCTTCAGTTTCGTCGAAGTCCTGAATGTCGTCGAAGTCTTCGCCTTCTTCCGGGTCCATGTTCGTTTCCTAGCCGATACCGTCGGCAAGACGTGGGTTGGTGAGGTACGGCCACCAGTCGAGGTGTGAGCCGATAATGTTTCACGTGGAACTCTGTGTCAAGCGCGGTAACTCACTCCTTTCGTGGCATCGTCGAAGGATCGCCGGCAGCGGCCATCTGGTCGGGGTGTATCTGCCCCGGCGCTCCCGGCTGCGACTGTGGTGGGCGAGGCTGTCCTCCGGGTTGTGGGCCGCCGCCCGGCGCCTGTCCCTGCTGCGGCATAGCCGCCCGCATCTGCTGCTCGGCCTTCGCCTGTGCCGCCTTCTGGTGCATGGCGATGTGCTTGCGGACGGTGCCGTGGGGGTCACCGCCCCGCATCGCCTGCACATGCACCTGCAAGTGCTGAACATCATTGTCGGCAGGATGGATCGGCGTGTCGAAACCGTGCTCCATCATCTCGTTCTCAACATGCGGGTCGACCGAGATTACGTCCTTCGGCTTGAATATCTCGGGTGCCAGCACAGGACCAAAGAGGTTCTCCACTATCTGTGACAGGACCGGGGCGAGGTTGAGGTCGTGATCGGGGTGGGTCTGCGGGGGAACCTTAGTCAGCACATTCACCCCGGCAATCTGCTGCTGGAGCTTGGAGGCCGTCTTGGCGGCTTCTACCCCGTACCACCGGAATTCCACCTTGCGGTCGATTTGCTGCGGATCCAGCTCCTCCATCTTCATCTTCTGCCCGACCGGACCGAACGAGCGAATGAGGATTGAATCCTCGCGGAACTGGTGGTCGAGTTCGAGGATCAGCGTGAGCAGCGGTGTCAACACGCCCTGCTCAAGAACCGTCACCGCGTCAGCGGTCGTCAGAAGGTCGACCTGTTGCTCCTGCGCTATCTCGGCCTGGTTCATCTTCCGGTTTTTGCCGGTGGTGCCGGGGATCATCGCCGGGTTGACACCAAGCGTCTGGAAGATTTGCGACCGCATCTCCATGACACGCTCGGCCGCATCCTTCCACATCTCGGGGAACTTCGCGAACTGCGTCGACTGCGGATCGGTCTCCCATATCGCGGCCGGCGCAAGCACCATGCTCCCGATCTTCGGGTTCTTGATCGGGTCGGTCATAATGATTGGAAGCAACGAGAAGTGCCCGCTGTCAGCGCCTTCGTTCACCGTGTCGTTGGCGAGAATGTGGAAGTCGAGCACCGCCGCCACCGGGGCCTTGCCCTTGAACACGCCGCTGGTCTTGTCCACGGCGCAAGAGATAACCGGTACAATGTCGCACCAGTATGGGTTGCGCTTGATCGACAGGAAAGTGTCGTTGCCCGCCCACAGCACTCGACAGATTCGACGCTGATCCTCGACCTTGAGCTTGCACCACACTTCGTAGACGATCGCGACCTTGGAGCCGCGCTGGATTTTCACTCCGGCGGCCTCGCCCTGGGCCTTGGGAACGTCCTTCCCCTCCTTCTCCAAGCTGCTCATCGCCTCAAGCAAAGCGTCGGCCTCGGTCGAGCCGATTTCCTTGTTGGCCGCGCGGCGTTTGATTTCACCCTCGGTCCAGCGGCGCTTGATCGCGACGCCGCCGCCAAGCTCCAGTGCCTGCTCGATCGACTGCGCGGTTGCCGGAAAAACAACAATGTCGGCGTCAGACAGAACTTCGACGACTGGCCCGCTATCGACGACTTCGGTTTCCTCTTCCATGTCGTCGACGGGCTCGGCCGGAAGTTCGTTGCCCTCTTCGTCCTCGACCGGGCGCTTGATACGGCTGGTAACGTAGCGGGTGCACTTCTCCCAACTGACGTAAAGGCTGTACTGGCCTTCGAGGTCGCCGTTGATGAGCAGCGGGTCGACCACGTTGCTCTTGAACTTCAGTTTGTGGATATAGTGCTCAAGCAGGCTGACTGTGGCGTAGGGAGTGTCGCCGGGCCCGACCGCCTCGATATGCTTCTGGTTCTCGGGGAAAAGCTGGTTGGAGAAGCGCGTCTGCCGGGCCTGCACCGCGTCGCGGACGAACGGAGTGCATATCTCGCTCGTGCCGTGGTAGAACTGCCGGTCGGAGAGGGTGACATTGAAAGCATCCCAATGGTCCAGCGCCGCTTCGTCGCGGTCGTTCTGCCCCCGAAACGCCTTTTCGGCCGTCTGACAAATCTTGGTCGCTGCTTCTCGGACCTTCTTTTTCTTCGACAGCTCGGCATCGCGGTTAGGTTTTTTCGCGCCGGCCGGCTCGTTCTGGTCTTCATCCATCGCTCTCACCTTCTCGCCGATATGTAGCGGCGCCCCGTGTCAGTCATGCCGTAGGAAAGCTCCTCGCGGTCTTCCATCGCGCTCGTGCCCGTAAGTGCCACGAAACTTTCAAGAGCTTCAATCACCGCGCGGTAAGGGCCGGGCTCGGCCGTGCTTTCGAGAACCCCCTTGTTGTTCACGTACTTGCAGTAGCCGCTCGACAGACCGTTCAGCGTCCACGTCGCAGTGCTCGACACCCGCACCGCCGGGAAGCCCTTGCGGTTTTTCGCCAGCAAGTCGGCGAGGACCGTCGTTCCTTCGCCGGGTGAACCGCCACGGCGCGAATCCATCGGAACCCGGCGAGCGGCCTGCACCAGACCGACGTTCGTGTACTTGTCGAAATGAGAGGGCGGGAACACCGCCGTCACCTGCTGCCCGGCCTCCAGTCTCGCTTCCGACACGATCCGGCCGAAAGCCTCGGCTTCGTGCCCTTCGTAAAACCAGTCGGCGATTACGTAGAGAACGCCGTCGCTCCACTGCACGAGAACCCCGCCGACGCCGCCCGAGGTCGTCTGCACGGCCAGCCAAGGCTTCGCCCCCTGTACCCGCCGCAACCCCTCGATAATGTGGTCCTTGTGGAAGTTCTCGTGGATCGGCTGTCCCGGCTTGAGCTTGAGTGCGTAGGCAAGGGCGTTGGGAACGTCGATCCGGCCGGTGGGGAAGCCGAGAAGCTGGTCGCGAAGGTCGGGAAGCTCCTTGGCGAACAGCACCTGCTTGGCTTTGAAGTAAGGCTGTAGGCCGCCAATGAAGTCGAGCTTGCCCTTCGGTGCCCTCATAGAGCGAAACGGGATAGAGACCCCGCGTTTAACCTGTTCGGTTCGGATCGGCTGGAGCAGGAATTCGTTGAGGCCGTCCTCCTCGACCCCGATCCACACCGGGGGCAGGTCGCCGGCCGCGCACTCGAACACCGCGTCAACAATCTGGTCGGGGAGGAGCTGCCGCCCCCAGGCGTCCCACACCACCAGCTTTTGTCCGACCCACGACCACGAAGCGAACCCGGTGGTTGCCGACTTGTTTCCGACTGTCCGCGCCGGATCGAACATCGCGTAGACCGCCTGCCACGTCCTGACAGTCGGGTGAACAAGCAGGTCTTCGGCCCTGAACGTGCGCGCCTGGTTGCCGCGGGCGAGGCACAAATACTCACGCTCGAAGTCGGCATAGAGACCCTGCTTGGTGAAGGTGTCGCGAAGTTGGTCGACCTTCTCCAGCGGAAAGCGATCGGGCCATGTGGCGCGGCGCTGGCCGGTCTCGTCGATGTACTCGATCGGGAAGACCTTGTGCTCCCAATCTTTCGCGTCGAGTAGCCGAACGGCGAGCGCGTCGTTGTCGAGAGGCGTCGCGGCGACGCGGACGAAAGCGTTGACATCGCAGGCGGGGAGAAGCTCGGCGAAGAACCACTGGCGGGTACGAGCCCGTCGGTCCTTGTCGGCGACGCTCTCCATCGTCTCAACGTCGTCGCAGAACACAGCGTCGGGGCGAATGTCCTCGAACTTGATACCGCGCAGCGCCTGCCCCCGGCCGAGCGCCTTGATCCTGACACCGTTGGAGAGGACGATTTCACCGTCAGCCCACGTCGGGCCCTTGAGGTCGCCGAACAGCGTGGCGAGGTTCTCATTGGTCTCGATCTCGCGCTTGATCGCGTGGACGCGCTCGCAGGACCGCTCGAAAGTCTCCCCAATGACCAGGGCGTTCTTGAATTCGCGGAAGCCCGCGCGGATCGTGATGGCTTCCTCGGCCACCGTCGACTTCGCGCCGCCCCGGAACACCATGTCGATCGACTTCGACACGGCCGGGTTGTGCCAGTCGAGGATCATCTGCCGGTGGAAATCCTGGGTGGTGTTGGTGTGGCGGTGCGGGAACAGGACTTCGTGAGCCAGCACCCGGTCGCGGTACAGGCGGTTGAACAGCTCCTGGTGAGCGTCAACGTGCAACGCGAGGCCCACGGCTAGTTCAGCCTTGCGGGTCGATCTTCCCCCGACAGTCGGACATCGGCGGCCATTTCCGCCAGCACCGCGGCCCCGGTGTCGAGCGAGAAGTTCGCCGACACGAGCTCGTAAACATGGGCGTCCTTTTCGATGATGAGCGCGAAGCCGTGGACGCCGGGGAGCGTCTGCACGAACTGCCGGATTTTCTCGCAGGTTTCGGCCGGGAGGCTCATCGTGCGACAGGCTTTGGCGGAAGGCCGAACAGTGACCGGGCGTAATTCTCGTCGCGCTTGCAGCGATCGAGCTTCGCCTTCAGCTCGGCTGCCTTTACGCCCCCGAAGTTGTATCCTTGGGAGAGGTCGTTTTTCACTTCTTGTGCCGGAACTCTTTGGCGGCTTTGACGGGCATGGGCTTCTTGCCCTCGGCCTTGAGCTTTGCCCTCCCCTTGGGGTCGGCGCTCATCGCCGCGAACCTCTGCTGCTTTCCGCTCTTGGCAGGCATTACATTTCCTCTCCGTCGAAACGGTCGCGGATCAGAGCTGCAAAAGCACGGCCCCGCGAAGGGGCCGTGATGAACTCGGTGTAGGTGCCGCGGGGAACCCCGTCGTACTTGTAGGTGCGGCCATCGGTGAAGGTGACTTGAAGCTCGCCGCTCTCACGGTCGTAAACCGTCTCGTCGATATGCGACGAGCGATGGCGCATCACCTCCGCCATCACGCACCGTCTTCGTGGGCTGGCTCGCCTTCGCCCTCGACAGGCGCCGGAGGTTCAGCCTCACCAGCAGATTCGGCAGGCGCCTCGGCGGGTTCTCCCACTCCGTCGCCTGCCGTTTCCGAGGCTTCCCCCTCAGAATGGGTAAGCTGGCCCATCAGGTTGTCCAGCGCAAGCTGCTCTAGGTCGCTGAGTTCGCGGCCGGTCTCTGCCGCGGAATTGAGGCCGGCAGTGATCGAACGGGCCACGCCGATGTCGACTGCCTCGGGATCGGCGACAATCGTGGTTAGTGCCGCAAGGGCGTACTGGAAACCGGTTCTGCTCATGCTGCGCTGTCCTTCAGTTGGGCCATGTAGCCGTCGATGGTGGCGTTGAGGTTCGACCATTCGGCCTCGGTCGGGCCGCGGTTCTCGGTTCGCATCGCGAGGAGGGCTGCCTGCCCGTTCTTGATGATCGACAGGACATCGCCGCCGACCTGGATAGCCACGGGGATCAGCTCAAGGAGCTTCTGGATGAAGTCGAGGATTTCGGGGTTCATTTCGCGAAAGCTCCAACGAGTGCGACAAAGGCCGCCACGTCACCCTGCGCCTGTAGCGCGGCGGTCGTGAGAGCCGACGAGTTGCTGTTCGAGCGTACCGCGGCCTCGGCAGTCGAGAGCGAAGCCCGAGCCGCCTTCGCCGCGGCAGTGATCTTCACCACTGCCGAAGGGTCGGAGCAGGGGAACTTCTGCGTCGCCGAGCAGGCGGGCAGGTTCTCGTAAGCGACGGCCACGGGCAGCGCCGCGGCAAAGTCGCTCTCGGCGTTGTACACGCCACGCTGCGCGGCAACGGTAGGCGATCCGGTCGTGGCACAGGCAGAGAGGCCCAAAGCCGCTCCGGCCACCAGTATCAATGCTCTCATGGGGTCACTCCTCGGGTTAGGGGCGGGGTTTCCGGCTCCTGTGCAGGAGGAGGGTCTGCTGCCGCAGGAGAGGAAGGCACGGGAGCCGGAGAGGGTGGCGGCGCCGCAGGTGCCGCTAGTTCGGGATGAGCGGCGATCAGCTCGGATTGCGCGACGGCAAGCACCGTCTGCGCGAGGTGCGCGATCAGAAGAGGGTTCGAGCCCTTGGCCCGGAAAGCGACGATATCTCCGGCGAGCTGCTCAAGCTCGGAAGCGGGAGCGGCGGCGCATAGCTGCGAGAACAGCGCGGACTTCTCGATGAACGACCAGGCCAGCGTCGCAACGAATACCGAGGCGCCCGTGCCTACCGACACCAGCACCGAGCTTCCGGCGATGCCGTTGGCAGCTACTGCACCAGCTCCGGCAGTCAGCAAGTGCCGGAAAGCCGATGCGGCCATTGTCGTGAATTCGTCCTTGGTCACTGCCCCTCCTCGGGTCGGCGGCTTCGAGAACGGGAGTAGGTGCTCTCGAAGCCGCCTTTCTCGGAAGGGCAGTGTGTCTCACGCGGTAAGGCGGGTTGTCAATAGGCGTGGTGCCTGTAGATCGGCAGGGACCGGTAAGGCATTGAAGTGCTTAACAAAAATTTGAAAATGCTCGCAGTTTTAGAGGGTGGGGCTTAAAAAATTGTTCGACCTCCCCCGGCCCTGAGGCCCCAAGGTTTGGAAGGCTCGCAGCCTACGCGCGCGGAATTGACTCACGCGTGACGCGCGCGTCCCTTGTTATACCTGATAGGCCAGCCGGGGGGAAGTGAGAGGTATAACACCTAATCCCCTAAACTCTAGTCGGGGTTGGGGGATTGAGCGCCTAATCACTTCACACCCTCTCCGCATAATGCGCTCGGCCGTGGCTCACTGACCCCTCACCCCCTGACAGCTTCAGCGGGGCGGAAACCCCGTTACTCAACGGTTTCCCTGATCTGCGCGCCGCGATGCGCCCGCGCCGGCATGTAGCGCCCGTGCATACACGCGTTGCCCTAGGGGCAATACGCGCGTGTTGCGCCCGCGTGAGGAAGAGCGCATAGTGTCGGACGCGGTAAAACCGACGAAAGGGAGAAAGATGCAACAGGAGCTGCGAACGCGGAAGGCATGGCTGGTTGCCTCGATGAAAGAGACCCGGAAAAGAGCAAAGAAGGTCGCGCAGGAACTGGAAGGCTACAGCGGCCCCGAAGGAAAAGCCCTCCGCAACTTGGCCAATGACGTGCTGATGGCGCTCGACGGGTTGACTTGAGAACCTGTTATACCTCATAGGGAGCAAAGTGATTCGCGCGGTAACGTATAACGACGCGCAAGAAGGAGGGTCACGAGATGGAACGAATTGATCCGACGATCAGCATCGACGACGAAGAAGACGGTTCCGCTTTCTTCGATGTGGTGACTGCGCTGGTAGACATCAGCGAAGAGGCGCGAGACGCGCTTTTGTCCCTTTCCTACAGCGAAGCGGCGACGGTTTACCGTTGCGTGAGGGCGGCATGAACGCGCCCGCCACCTTCGCCACGCGGGAAGCATGGCTAAACAAGTTCAAAGACGCGGCGCGGCCATGCTTTGAAGACGCGGGTTTTCCGCTCCCCGAAAACGTCCGCGTATCCATCGGCTTTCCGTCCGGCGGGACACGCGGCCGCGCAATCGGCGAGTGCTGGAGCGCCGTCGCGTCAAAGGACGGTCATTTTGAAATTTTCCTCCGTCCTTCGATCGAAACCGACGCGCGGATTGCCGACGTGCTCACTCACGAGCTGGTACACGCAGCCGTAGGGTTGGAAGCGAAACACGGGAAGCCGTTTAAACGATGCGCGACTGCGCTCGGCCTTGAAGGCAAAATGACTGCGACCGTTGCGGGCGACGGCTGGCGCAAATGGGCGCTTCCAATCCTAGAAGAACTAGGGCCCATGCCCGGGGCGCCGCTTACCGAGATGAAAAAGCTCGGCAAGAAGCAAACGACACGCATGCTGAAGTGCGAGTGCAGCGATTGCGGTTTTGTCTTCAGGACCACGCGCTCGCACATCGGCTCGCACCCTGAAGGGCTCCGCTGCCCCGCGCCTGAGTGCGGCGGCGAAGTTGTGGTGGCCGAATGATCCCCCGCGAAACCCTCACCGCCATTCTGGAGCGCAAGCCCGAAAGCCTTGCCGGCCGGATGGTGCGCGAATTCGCGAACGAACCCGGCATTGGCGGCGGATGGTGGCTCGCGCTGCTCCTCGCCGGCGCCGCGACAATCGGTTTCATTCTAGCAGGAGGAACGTTGTGAATAAGCCTGACATTATCAATGAGACGCCAATCGGCACGACCGACACGCCATTCCTTCGCTTTTGGGAGGCGATCAACGCGCAGCTTGCGGAGACTGGCTATCCAGAAATGAGGTTCGGCGTAGCGCATCGCGCTTGGGCCGCCACCGTTGAGGACGCGCAGCGCGAGTCCATGCGCTTTGCAATGAGCAACGCCGCTTAACTGACGCGACCTGGCGGCTGGCTTGGAGGACCAGCCGCCTAGCCGCTTCAGAAGGAGGATGATGTGAGGCTCTACATCTGCATAGACGGCAGCTATGCCGGCACCCAGGCCGACGCCAACGCGAAGGGCCGAGGGTGGACGCAAGAGGAAGTCCCGACCGACAAGGCGGGGCTCCTCGCCTACCTCAACGGCATGGTGGACGAACACCGGGCCACACAGAGCCTTCCAGCCGTTCCGGCTACCGATAGGGCCGCCACGTCGGAATTGCGCTCCAACGAGCCCACAGGCGCCTTCACGGCCAGTCAAATCGAGGAGTTCATCCTCGACCGCGCCAGCGTCGGCGAGGTCGAAGCAATTTTCGCGTGTCTCGGGACGCGCTTTGCGGAGCTACGGAAATGAGCGATTACAAGCGCCACCTAACCGCCGCCGACCGGCGAGCAAAAGAGATAATCAAGGCTTGTGCTGGCGTCGGCGCGGGGATCGAGTTCCTACCCGATGCTCCCCGCTTCAGGTTCGAGCCCGTAACGTGGGAGCAAAGCGCTTTTAACGGGCGCGAATCTGGCCCGCCGAGTGGCAGAGGATCGTGGGCGCCCAAAGCGAAGCCTCACATGGCGAAAATCAAAAATTGGGCGCCGGCAAGGCTGAGCCTCAATCCGATGTATTCGACACCGATGGCTGGCGACAGCCGGGAACTGACGCACGCGCGCAAGCGGTACAGCGAGGGCTATCCGCAAGAGCTCCGCGCCTGGTTGCAGCAGCAAGCCGAGGCGCGCCGCGCGGATCGCGAGGAACTGGAAGCCATCAACTTAGAGCTGTTCGCCGCGTAGTTACCGCGCCCTAATTTGTGCTTGCGCGAATCACTTCAAAGGCGCAGCGTTGTCGAAGTGATTCGCACCCAAGGGAACACTGATATGCACTGGTTCAACTACGTCTTCTTCGCGCTGGCCTTCATCGCCTTCACGGGCTTTTACGCGTACACGCAGAGAGGGAACGCCGCCCGCGCTTGGTACTCGTTCGTAATGACGGCGCTTTGGCTCGTGCTCGGCATCTACGCCTGATGCACACTCTTTTTAGCATCGACCCAGGCAAGACTGGCGCCGTCGCGGTATTCGCCGATGGCCTTCTAACCGATATGATCGACCCCGACGCCAACGGGCTCGCCCGGCCCTTTGCCGATCGGCTTCTCGATGCCATCGACTTCCGCCACTCCGTCACCGTCGTAATCGAGAAAGTGAACGGCGTACCAGGCCAGTCAGGGCCTGCTGCGTTCAACTTCGGCGATGGCTTTGGTCAATTGAAGGGCGTCTGCATCGGGCTCGGTTTCAATCCAATCCTGGTGCCGCCGGCAACGTGGAAGCAGGCGATGGGCCTGCGCGGGCTCGACAAGGGCGGCTCCATTGACGCGGCACAACGCTTGTGGGGCAACAAGCTCTTCCACCTGAAGAAGCACGACGGGAGGGCCGAGGCCGCATTGCTCGGCCAGTATTGGCTTCAACTACAGGGGAGGGCCGCAGCATGACCCGCTCTGAAGGGAATAGGCTGTGGACTAAGGGGCCGTGGCGCGTCGATCCGCATAGCAATTGCGATGTGCAAAGCGGCGACGGAACGCTCGAAATTGCGACCACGCATCAGGACATCTTGAACGGTGGCTATCGAGACCCCGTTACCGCCCAAGCGGACGCCAATCTTATAGCCGCTGCGCCTGATCTTTATGAGGCGTTGGACGACATCCTGATCCACTGTTTGGCCGATATCGAAGCCGAGGAGGGGAAGGACGAGCCCAACGAAGAGGCTCTGACCCTCTATCGCGCCCGCCGAGACAAGGCGCAGGCCGCACTCCGCAAAGCCCGAGGTGAGACCAATGACTGAAGGGAATAGGCTGGGTGAACTGGCTTCGCGATGTGAAGCTGCGACAGGTCCGGATCGGGCGCTGGATAATGTTATCGCGAACACGATCTGCCTTCCGCTCTTGAAAGGCGATCCCGCTTACACTGCCTCTCTCGACGCTGCGATGACATTGGTTCCGGAGGGGTGGGATGTAATCCGGATCGAGAGGACGCGCCTTTCCGACGATATTGGAGCGGTGGGCTACAAAGCCGAGATTATGGAGATCGGGCCAGACGCGCAGGGATTCATGCGCGCAGAAGCGAGGACCAGACCACTTGCTCTAGCCGCAGCCGCTCTCCGAGCCAGAGGTGAAGGATCTCTACATGGTTGATCAAATCACTCTAACAGACGCGCAATACTTGGCGGCACTCAAACGCAACCGCGAACGCATCGCTGACGGTTTAGAGTTCGCCGCCGACGATAGCGATATGCCGGGTAACAAGTTTACTGAGGCGTCTTGGGGACTTTGCGATACAAGCCGCGATCTTTGGCCGGAAGAAACTAATCTCTTTCCACACATCAAAGGTCGTTTCGCCCCGAAGTACAGGCAAGCGAAACACAAGTGCCCGATGGACACTCGCGAGAATCCAACTGCCACAGGGTGCTTCTACTCTTGCCGCATATTCAAGACGCGAGAGGTCAAAGCAAAAGACCGCGCAAGAGCATTAGAGCTTTACGACGCGCAAATAGCGCGCGCCACACCCCCAGAACCACACGGACTCCAACATGACTGACATGATCCCATTCATGGAAGCGCGAAACGTTCTGGCCGAAGGTCTACGCGATCTTCTTCCGGCCACTGCCGAAGCGATTGATCCAAAGAGCGGCATAGAACTCAGCGAGACGGAGAATCACGCGGTGACTGCGCTCGCCAAACTGATTGACGAGGCCACCAATGGATAGGTGGGTCGTAATCGAATGGGCCGCGAAAGTCGGCTGTGGTGTCGCCGCCGTCTGGCTTCTCATCATCGCAATCAAGGTGTTCGCCAATGCCTATTAACAATCTCGCGGGGAGTCCTGACATGAATAGGATACCGATTTGCGAGCGTGCTGCGGCACACGCTGACGATCTGGAGAAAGCCGCCGAGCATATCGAGTGGTGCGCGACAATACCGGAAGATTTGGAGGCTGCTGCAACCGTCAAGCGTATTGCTTGCGCGATACGATACGAAGCCAATCAAGCCGCCAAGCTCATTGAGTCACTGATGGATATGGTGGCCGAATGCGCGATCACGTTCGAGCACTATGCTGAACTGCACGCGGCCAAGGGCACGGCCGAAGGACAGCTGAAGGCCAAGCGCAATCGGAAGAAGGCAAACGAGTGCCGATCCGTCCTCTCCCAAGCTCACACTGAAGTTCTCTCGAAATGACGCACCGCGGCTATTTCGACCCCCCGCGCACTGCGACTGTGCGCTGCGTCCAGTGGCTTCCGCCCCGGCGCGAAGGCCACCGCACGTTCACGCTTCCCAAAGACAGGAAAGCTCGTCGAGATGAATAGTCCAGAAGACCTACAAGCACTGGCTGAGATTGTGGTCAAATGTCGCACGAAGGCGGTGCAAGAAAGTAATCCGAACTGGCGCAGGTGCTGGAGCACTATAGCCGACTTAACGGAAGAAAAGCTGACCGCTCTCCGATCACGCAAGGAGCAATCCCGATGAGTCACGCACTGACGCGAACGAGCCCACGAGGCAAAGGCCAGCCCTTCATCGGAACCTGCATTAAGTGCGGCCTTCAGAATATCCCGCTTAGT